AGCCGAAGCGGACGCTGGAAGGTCAGCGTGCCGCTCTCCAGATCTGGCAGGTCCGCATGCGACTTTCCCTGGGTGACGTACCGGCCGTGAGGCTCGATGTCCTGGCCGTGGTAGTGGACGGAGGCGGGCACCTGCGGGGCCGGGGTGGTGCGCCGGTGGTAGTCGAAGGTCACCGGCCGGTCGTCGCTGGTGTCCTCGCTGTAGGGCTGGCGTGCGGCCGTGTGGTGGGTCGGCTCGGCCCACTCTTCGTCCGGGCCGTGGATGGCGGCGTGCTCGATGGTGGGCCCGTTGTAGCCCCACTCGTTGATGTCGTTGCCGTCGGTGTGGACGTGCTTGGCCGGGACGGTGGCCTTCAGCACCGGCCAGTCATGCGCGGGGTCGTCCACGCCTCCATGCTCCTGCGTGCCGCTCTCGGCTGCCTCATTGCGGGCATGCTCGGATGACGTCGAGACCCAGTCTCCCGTGTGGATGCCGCTGACGCCGTGCGGGACCGCGCGGTAGATGGTGACGGGTGCGTCGGGGCGCCCCTTGGCTCGGTGAACGGCCGCCATGGACTCCTCATGAGGCTCCCCCATGCCGCCCCAGTCGGGATTATCCAGGTTGATCTGCTCGTGTGCATGGCCACCCTCGCCTGCCGGAGTGGTCGGATCATGCAGCGGGGCGTGGTTCGGGCCCGGGGCCTTGTGCTGAATGCGGTACTCGTCGGCGTCCACAGAAGCAGTCTCCTGCAGGTTCGCCGCTCGGAAAAACTCCGTCAGGCTGGACAGACGCTTCTGGGCGTCCTCGTAGTTGTGCGCGCCAATGTGGCCGACGAACAGCCGGGCTGCTTTGTCGGGCGAGGCGGGGTTGCCATCAGCGTCCTCGAAGCGATGGGTCACGCGGTGCAGAAAGTCCGCTCGGGCCGAGCGCCAGCCTCCGGACTCCCACTTGCCCATGTTGATCGCGTGGTCGTGCGGGTGAGCCTCGCCGCGTGCGAGGCGGTCGATGGTGTTGAGGGCCTTCTCCTGAACCTCGGGGTGGAGGCTGTCGAAGTCCTTCTCGGCGCCCTTGTGGAACTCCACCGGCAGGGAGCCGCCCTCGTTGCTGGAGCCCAGGCGCTGCTCGGCGTCGGCGATGTTGTGCCCGGCGTAGCCGACGTGGAGGGTCTTGGTGTCGGGGTCGGTGCGGTGGACGACCTGGTGGCCGCCGGAGGTGATGGCGGCGTGCCAGCCCTCCAGCGGGTGGGAGAGCGGGTAGCTGGTCACGCCGCTGCGGTCGTGCTGCAGGGCGTCGATGGTGTCTTGCACGTGGCGGGCGCCGCCGCCGAGGCGGTCGAGGTCGCCCTGCAGTTCGGGGTGGCGCTCTACTTCGGCTGCAGCCCGGACACGGCGGCGCGGTGCCGCAGCTCGTTCAGGCTGACCGTGCTGCGGTCGTCGGCCGTCTCGTGCCTGCGCAGCAGCTCGGCCTCGATCTCCGGCGCGATCGTCTCCGGCGTGGTCGGCTCGTCCAGATCCATGGTCCCCTCCTTTGGGGGCATCGTACGGGGCCGCGCTCGCGGTGCGGGGCGGGAACTTCTCGGGGTGGGCACGCATGTGGGCCACGGCGAGTTTGTTGGCGTCCATCATGTGCGCGAACGCGTCGGGGTCGGGGTGGTGGCGCTGCAGCATGCCGATGTAGTCGCCGTAGAAGCCGCCCGCGTTGTGGTCGGGGTCGTCCTCAGCGGGCTGGCGCTTGTGGTGGGTCAGCTCGTGGATGAGCGTGGTGTGCTTCAGGGAGTTCTCCCCGAGCACGACGACCGGGGAGCCGTCGGGGGCCGTGCCGCGTCCGGAGACGCTGGAGGACGGGTGTGCGAGGACCTTGACGCGGGGCAGGCCCTCGGCGTCGGTGATCTTGTCGGCGGTGCGCTGGGCGTGGCCCTGGTGCGCGAGCCGGTTGGTCTCCCCGTCCAGCAGGTGCGCGTTCATGTGGTCTTCGGCGAGGTACTGGCGGTGCGTGTGCCAGTCGCCCTCAGCCTGGTCGGCGGCCGCCCGGGTCTTGTCGGAAAGCCCCTCTTCGTCGGACCAGGCTGCCTCGCGGAAGTGCGCAACGGCGCTGAACTCGGTCATGCTGCGGTCTCCAGGTCCGTGGCGGCGGCACCGTCGTGGGCGTGTTTCCAGTCGATGAGCTGCTGCAGGGGCTTGCCCGGGGCCTTGTCGAGGGCCTTAAAAATCACGTTGCCGGGATCGTAGAGGCCCGATCCTTCGGGGCCGAAGGCGCTGTGGCGGTCAGCGTGGAGGTAATCGTACAGCGCGGCGCCCTCGCGCTCGCGGATGCTGTCGGGCAGCTCAGCGATGGCCTTGATCAGCTTCTGCAGGGCGTCGAACACGTCCCAGGTGGATTCGGGGAGCTTCTCGGGGCCGAAGTCGTCGGGGACCTCGACCGGCTTGACGGCCCATTCGTCGCGGGTGATGTCGTAGGCGGCGTAGGGCTTGAGGTCGCGGATGTCGTACGAGCCAGGGTTGACGTAGAAGGTCGACTCCCAGGGGCCGGTTTCCTTGCCGTCCGGGCCCGGGAGCATGCGGGCGTCGTCGTTCAGGCCCTCGCGCAGCTCGTTGGTGAGGTGCTCGTCGACCGCGCCCTCCGGCTCGCCGGTGAAAGTGTCGATGTGGTGGTTGAGGGCCTCGTGGTCGACGCCGATCAGGACGTCGAGGTCGTTGTTGCCGTACCAGTGGGAGGCCTCGGACCCGGTGAGATAGACGCGGGCCCAGGACTGCCAGGAGTCGCCATACTTGGGCGCCCAGAAGGAGTTGAGCAGCGACAGCAGGTGCTGGCGGACGATCGGGTGCATCCGGTCGTTCTCGTCGAACAGACGCGGGTCCAGGCCCTTCTCGCCGGGGGCGAAGAAGTGGCCGTGGGGCAGCCAGTCGTGCTCGTGCTGGTACGGCTTGGTGTTGTCGGGGACTGGAGTGTCGGCGGAGGCCGTGTGGCGGCCAGCGCTGGCGATCTCCTGCCATGCGTGGGGGACCTTGTTGGTGTGCCCCCAGTCCTCGTGCTCCCAGTTCTCCAGCGCGTTGTTCACGTGGTGGACCCAGTCCGGGTGGGCTGGCAGAGAGGCCTGCATGCCGGTGAGGTGAACCGGGGAGCCGGGGCGCACCAGGGTCTCTCGCTCGGGCGGCCGGTCAGGGTTGAGGGAGTGCCAGCCGTGACCCTGGACCCTGGCGCTGTCGAGGGCATCAGGGTCAGTTTCGTGGTGCTCGGGGGCGATCCTCCCCTGCATCTTCACTGGGATATGCATGGTGTTCTGGTAGGGAATATCGGTGTGCGGAACATTCGCCCGATCGCCCTCGAAGCCGTGCCCCTGTGAGAACTCGTGGGATATCGCAGGCTCGGAACTCCAGTGCGTGCCGAGACCTCCTCCGCGATGGCTGGTGACGAGGTTGCGGATGTGCTCGTGCACGGCGGGCATGCCGCCACGCTTGTGGGCTTCCACGAGGTCGTTCGGGTCGGCTTCAACGAGCACGCCACGGTGCAGTGTGTCGGCCGAGGCCAGGCGGGGGCGGCCGGTGAGGCGGTAGTCGTGCCGGGCCGAGTCCAGGTCGACCTGTGGAATGGAGGGCTTGTCCACGGTGGTGAGCCCGATGTGGCTGGGGTGGATGTCGGCGGGGACGTGCTCGCCTGCGGCGATGGCGGGGTGGTCCTGGGGGACCTTCACACCGGGGCCGGGAAGGCCGTAGTTGCTGCGGGAGACGCGGACGGGGACGTGGTCCATGCCGAGGGCGCGGGAGGCGCGCAGGCGGTGGTTGCCCTCGCCCAGGTAGGCCTCGCCGCTGGCGGGGTGGTAGTGGAGTATGAGCGGTTCCATCTCGCCGGTGGTGGCGACGTGGGTGCCGACCTCTTTGGTGTGTGCGTCGTCGGTCGGCTGGCTGGCGTAGCGCTCGACCTCGTCGCGGGGCACCATCTCGACGTTGGTGTGACCGCCGACCCGGGCCTTGACGTGGTGGCCGTGGGGGTTGAGGAGGCGGGAGGGGATGTCGTCGCCGTCCTGCACGGCGGCCGTGAACCGCAGGGCCTGACGGCGGATGGGCTCTCCGTGAACCTCGACGGCGTCGCCGGTGCCGGTGCGCCACTCGTCCTTGTCGCCGCCGGGGAAGCCGTGGCCGCCGGGACGGGGACGGACGGGTAGGACGGCGAAGTTGGAGGGGTCCTTGTCGGCGAAGGCCTGGCGGTCGTTGCTGGTGAACAGCACGGAGGGTTTGCCGTTGCCGCTCCACTGGCGGGCGCGGGAGAAGGCGCCGTACTCGTCGTGGCGCTCGTCGAGGTTGGAGTCGCGCTCCCAGCCGGTGCCGATGCGGCGGCCGTGCTTGTCCTCGCCGAAGTCCTTGTGGAGGGTCGGGTGGGGTGTCCATCCTCGCTCCTTGGCCTCGTCGTGGGTGGCGAAGCCGGGCTCGATGCGCTTTCCCCGCATCAGCGACTCGCGATGGTGCTCGTTGTACATCTCCGAGAGGCCGTCCGTGAGCGCCTTGTGGAAGGGCTTCTCGGCGCCTTCGCCGTTCTCGGCGGCGCGGTGGAGGTCGGGGAAGTTGGTCTTGCCGTTGAGGTGGTCGTGGTACTCGTGCAGGGCATCGAGCATGTGGTGGGCGTTGTCGTGGCGGTCAGTGAGGGACAGCCACTCGGGGGTGCCGCCGAGACCGTGCCCCTTGTTCTGGCCGAGCTCACCGCCGCTGCGCAGGCCGTTCGCGGCGACTCCGGCGGCGTCGGTGGTGGTGTGGTAGAGCTGCTTCGGCAGGGGTTGCCAGCCCTTGGGTGTGGTCGGGTCCGGGCCGTAGCCGTCGTGGCGGGTGTCTTCTCGGGAGTCGCCGCTGTAGCGGTGGTCTTTCGCCTGCTCGTAGGTCAAGTGCCCCATGGACAGGCCGTGCCGTACACGCCTCTGGTGATCCATCCAGTCCTCGCCGTCCTGGCGGGCGTAGGACTCCGCCGACGGCCGCTCGTCGGCAGGGCGGATGGGGGTGACGGTGGCCATGGTCCGGCCCCGGGTGACCTTCTTGCCGTCGCTGTACTTGTTCCACCAGGCGTTGCCGTCGGGGGTGCGGTCGCCGTGGTCGATGGGAGTGCCTGGGTGGCGGCGCTGCATCTCGTCCATGAGGGCGGAGCCGACGCCCTTGCCCCGGTGGTCCTCGTGCGTCTCCAGGCGCTGAACGGTGATCCTGTCGGCTTTGCGGCGCGGCACGTTGTAGTTGAGGAAGCCCATCTGCTCGCCGGTTTCGGGGTGCAGGGCCTTGAGGACGACCTTGGTGGGCCACTTGGAGCCGCCGGTGTTGGTCTCTTCGTGCTCGAAGTCGATGCCGCCGTCGTCGGCGAGACCTGACTGGCGGAAGAAGCTGGTCGCGCTGATGTCCGTCATCCCTGCACCTCCAGCCCTTCACGTCGGTGAAGAGCTGGTGGACATGGGAATGGGAGAGCCCCCCGGCGGTACCTGTCCGGGGGGCTACTCGTGTCTCGTGAGACGTTTTAAGCGATGGTCAATCCCGCCAGACGCCATCACACCCCGCGCCGACCCGGCCGACCTATTCGGTCAGACGCCGGGAGCGCGAAGGCACGCCCGCTAGCTGCAGTTGTTCCTGGGTCGACAAGGGACCCTGGCTGCAGCCCATATTCACGAGACGACGCCATCGTGCCACGGATTTTTCCCCGTGGGCAAGGCAACCGTTCCTGCTCAGCGGCGATATCCGGACCTTGTACGACCAAGGCCTTGATCCCAACCCTGGCGTCCAGTACGCGTCCGCGTGAAGGATCGCAGAGCGTCCAGTCGTCCCTGCATGTCGTAGTCAGGAGCGGCCATATCGGGGGTGCGGGCGCTGGAGCCGTGGAGGCCGCCCTGCAGGGCGCCGGTGGCCTGGGCGCCGTTGAGCATCTCTTTGTACCCCTCGATCCAGTCACCGATCAGGGCAAACGTTGTGATCATGATCGCATCGGCGATGTCCTTGGTCTGGACCGGGCCGACGGTTGGGTGGTCGACTCTGTTGGTGTTCGGGGCCTTCTGAAGGAACTTCAGCTCCAGCGCGCCCTCTTCGTACTCAGGGATGTGGACCAGGCCCATATTGATCGCGGCCTTGAAGGTCTCGGCGTAGCGCCAGTTCAACTGGTTGGTGGCGGTGCGCTCGAACACACTGACGGGCTTGGGCAGGCGGGTGCGGGCGAGTTTCTTGACCAGCTTCTGAATGGAGCCGACCGACTGGTACTGGTCGAAGGAGAATTCCTCTGGCATATACGGAACCAGGTATTCGTCCCAGATGTAGTCCTCGACGACCTCGTAGTCGATCGTGTGGCCGGGAAAGTCGGCCGGATCGAAGTGGTGTACGCGGTCAAAGACCACGTGTGGCCGGTTGTCCAGATCCCGCTCGATATGGGCGACGGCCAGGCCGAACCGGCAGTTGACGCTGGAGGGGTCGGCGTGGCCCTTGTAGACGAAGGACAGGATGCCCTGCTCGGTCGGCACGATGAGCGGGCCGCCGTACTGGGGAGGCCGGTTGTTCCAGGCCCCGAAGGCGGCGTCGACCTTGTTGGGGTCCAGGTAGGCGTCCATGACGGTGGCCCACTGGGCGCGGCGCTCGACGGCGAAGGTGTCGGGGTCGGCCTTCTCCAGCTTGCGCATCTGGTCGTCGTAGGTCTGGATGGAGTTCTTCAGCCGCTTGAAGCTGGGCGGCGGGGTGTCGGCGTACTCGCCGTTGTCGCCGGTGAAACCCTCGGGGAACAGAGGCAGTTCGTGGGCGATGTGCCAGTCGAGGTAGATGTCCCAACTGGCGAGCTGGATCATCATGATCGCCGGGTAGGCGGGGTTGCCGTCCGGCTCCAGCTCGACGGCGCGCTCGTAGTTCGCGTAGAACTGGCCGGTCATCTGCCAGGGGCTGGACGGCTCGATGAGGAAGCCGTCCTTCTTGAACTGGTCGAGGGAGGGGACGGAGGCGGTGTAGACCTCCTCGGCCGACCGGTTCGCGCCGGAGGCCACGACGTGGGCCATCTCGTCGAAGCCCATGATGAACGAGGCCGGGCCACGGCCTGCCATCAGCGTGGACTCCTTCGGGAGGATCTCGAAGGTCGCCATGTCGAGCGCCGTGGTGATGCCCCGCTTGCGCATCTGATCCATGCGGACAAAATCATGCGGGGCGTACACGGAGAGCTTCTCGCCGAGGCTGTTGGCGATGTAGGGGGCGAAGCAGGGGCCGCCGGTGACGACGTTGACGAGGTCGCGCCACAGGTTGGCCTTGGCCTGCTCCCGCTTACCGGCGAAAATCAGGCACGCGAGCTTCTTGTCGCGGTCGACGCCGTAGAAGTCCTGAGGGTCGCCCTTGGCCATGTAGTTCCACAGCACGTAGGCCATGGCCAGGGCGCTGATGTGGCCCTTTCCGGCACGGCGGCCCATCACCAGGAGGATCTCGCGGAACCACTGGTAGCCGAGGTCCTTGCAGGCGCGCATCCGGCCGAGGACGTCCGGGGTGCCGCCGATGGGCATCTTGGGCCGGTCCTCGTTCTGCTCCAGCCCCATCTGGACGAGCTCGGTGAGGACGTCGACCATGACGCCGTCGATCTCACGGGCGGCGTTCGCAATGTCGTCAACCTCTTGGGCTGCCAGGGCGGCGCGCTGCTCGTTAGTGTTCTTGGCGGTGCGGTACTGCTCGTCCCACTCGGCGACGACCTGGTAGTCGTAGTCTGTGAAGAGGTCCTCGCGCAGGAAGAAGACCTTCAGGAGGGTGGCCTGCCGGGGGTAGAGGTTCGGCCGGTTCAGGTACTGCGGTGAGACCACGAAGGTGATCGGGTCGGGGACCTCCAGCCCGAGAAACAGCTGGTGGATCGCTGTGGGGTCAAAGCTGGCCAGCGGCGATGTGTCCTCGAACTTGCTGCTCATGGCGGTGCCCTCCTCGCCCCTTGGGGCGCCGGAGCGGCCTTGCACAGCAGCAGGCAACCGTTATCCGACCGTTACAAAGAAGGTGCGGGCAGCGTTTCCGGCCCGCGTACGCCCTCCACGGCACCCGAACGCGCGCCCCGGCACCACGCGGCTCCACTCCGGCGCCCTCCGGGCTGCCGAACTGCAGAACCGCCCCTCCTCAGCCTCTCCCCGACCGTCATGCAGGCGCTTTGACCTGGGCCTTTGCTGGCCTACTGTGGTCTCACCGGGTTGGCCAACCCTCCTTGCAGACACGCTAGTTGAGGAGCCCGAGATGGCGAAGAAGAAGCTCACCGGCACCCTGACGGTCACCTTCAAGGTGAAGCAGACCGACGGCGTCGTCCCTGAGTCGCTGGACGAGCTGGAGACGTGGGTGCACGACGAGTGGGGCGGGCTGGAGGTCTACGTCGCGGACCCCAACGAGGAGGAGGAGACCGTGGTGGAGCTGGAGGTCGAAAAGGTCGAGGTCACCACGGACTGACCCCGGGCGCAGTGAGGCCCCTCCCCGGTGCTCGTCGGGGAGGGGCCTCGGGCTCTGGGCGGCTACTTCGTCGGGCTGGTGACCGACGGCTGGCCCTGGACGCCGGAGACCAGCGGAACGCCGTTGGCGCCGGAGGGGATGTAGACCACAGAGGAGTTCTTGCCGCTCCTGGCGATCTCCTTGAGCGCCTCGGTCATCTCGAACTGGATGTACAGCGGGGTCAGGGTCTTGGCGATCTCGTCCTGGGCCTCGCGCACACCCTTGGCGTTCTCGAACCGGATCTGGGCCTGCTGCTGGGCGACCTTGACCCGCTGCTCCTGGTTCTTGATCTGGATGCCGGTGACAGTGACGTCGTTGTTGGCCTTGATCCGGGAAACCGTGGCCGCGTTCTTCGCGTCGGTGACCGACTGGTAGCGGCCGAAGGCCTTGAAGCCCGCGATGGCGCCCATGATGACGCCGACGAGGAGGGCGAGGCTGGCGAGGCCGCCGCCGATCAGGAGGAGCGCGGGGGCGACGAGGGAGTCGTCACGACGGCTGGACATGGTGTTCTCCTTCAACGATTCAACGGAAATGCGGCAATGCGGTTTTTCAGTGGTGTTCGGAGCAGTGCTTCAGGTGGTCCAGGAGCGCGGCCAGGCGCTGGGCGGGGTAGGCGGCGTTGCGCTTGCCGCCGCAGCAGGGGGTCTCGGCGACGGTCCGGATGCCAATGAAGTCGGCGCCACTGGAGACGATGACCTCCAGGGACATGCGGACGCGGTCGGTGCGGCCGCCGCAGTTCCCGCAGGTCTGCGGTATGACGGCGACCGTGACGCTGTCGTCGTCCCAGGCATGGAGGCGGGTCATCAGTGGGGGTGCCCTCCGCGCGCGGGCTCCTCGGAGGCGATGACGCCCTGGGTACCGAGGTCGAGGATGTCGCGGGTGACCTCGTGGACCTTGTGGTCGTGGTCGAAGACCTTCTTCGCGACGCGGCCGACGATCTCGATCTCGGGGCTGGCGGCGCCGTCGATGATGCGGCCGGTGCCGTCGGCGAGCGCCTTCCATCGGATGTCGATGGCGAGGCCGAGCTGGTCGTGGCAGCGGTCCTTGGCCTCGCGCTCGAACTCCGTGACGTTGAAGGAGCGGGCGCCGTAGCGGTCCTGCATGTCCTTGAAGATCGCTTCCAGCGCGAGGATCTCGCTGTCGAGGATGTCGCCCTGGGCGAGCTCGCTGCGCTGGTGGACGCCGCCGTACTCCTTGTCGAAGCGGTCGGCGGCGGGCCCGAACGGGCTGGAGGACTGGACGCCCGGCGGCAGGATGAGGCCGGACTGGTGGCTGGAGGTCATGGGTGCTGGCTCCTCTGGCGGAAGGAGAGAGGGGTGGCTACTGCTTGGCGTTCTTGGGCTGCATGCGGACAGTGCCGGGCGGGAGCTCGTCGTCCACGAACACTGGGAAGCCCATGAGGCTGCCGAGGGTTGGGAGGCCGGTCTGCGCCTCGGTGACGCCGAAACGGCGGCGGACCTCTTCTATGGCGTCCGGCGAGCAGACGATCTCCCCGACCGGGTCGGTCTGGGTGACGTTGAGCGGCGCCTGCTCAACGGCGTCTCGCACCTTCTGATCGGTCTGCCGTGTGAGGATCTGGCGGGTGTGGCAGGGCGACTCCACGAAGCAGGCGACGCACAGGCCGCCTTCTCCGGCGCTGTGCAGGCGTACGGCCTCGCTGATCATGGTCTGGGTGGCGTCCCACTCCATCTGGACCTGCATGGCGTAGGTGGCGCCGTCGAGGAGCTCTTCGAGCAGGTCGCGTGTGGCCACGCGGCCGTTGAAGGTCTGCAAGGGGCGGCCGTAGCGCTGGACGCCGAGGGCGCGGCGTTCCTTGATGCGCTCGATCAGGGCGTCCTGGACGTTCTCCTGGCCCTCGGTGGGCAGGGGCTGGTCGCCGGGGCGCTGGCGGAGCTCTTCGGACATGACGTTCTCCTGTGGCGGTCAGGCGGCGACGAGGGCGTGGCAGGACTGGCAGCGTTCGGCTTCGTCGACCACGACGGCTCCGGCGATGGCCTGGAGGGTGGTGCGCAGCTTGCGCTTGTCGGGGTCCTGCAGGAGCTTGGGGGCATTGGCGGTGTTGGCGATGGCCAGCACCATGTCGAGCAGGGTCGGCTGGTCGTTGCGGGAGAGCGCGACGGTGATGTCGGCAAGCGGCCGGACGGGCATCTTGTGCTCGGCGGCGATGCGGTGCAGGCGGATGATGCGGTCCCCGACGATGGAGCTGTTGGCCAGGCTCAGCAGGTGCTCGGCGTCCTTGTACAGGCGGGCGTCGGCGCGCAGGGCCTCGGCGGCGAGGCGTTCGCCGATCTTGTCGACGGAGACGCCGCGTGCGTCGATCTTCAGGGAGGGGTCGGGGATCTCGATCACCGTGGTGGTGTCCTCGTGGAAGAGGAGCGGGGTCACGGTAGGGGCGAGGTTTTGCTTGCGGTTCTGGCCGAAGCGCAGGCCTCCCCAGATGCCGTCCTCGACGTGGCGGGAGATGACATCCAGGCGGAGCTCGTCGGCGGTGACCCAGGCGTCCAGCACGGTGGAGGAGGCCGGGTAGAGCCGGTGGGCGATGCGGACGAACTCCTCGGCCTCCAGGCGGGGCTTGGTCGGCTTGCGTACGTCGGTGACGCCCAGGTCGTTGTAGGTGATCGTGACCTCGCCCAGCGCATGGTCCATGCGGGCGTTCATGGCGAAGTGGCGCTCTTCGGGGGTGATGCGCCGGAAGTACGCGGTGGGTACCTGGTAGAAGGCGCAGAGCAGCTCGATGGCCTTGTCGTCCAGGCTGATCTCGTGGTCACCGAGGAGCAGGGTGGGCTCGTACTGGGCTTCCTTGGCGAAGTTCACGGCGGGGACGCTGGCGTCGGAGGTCCACTCCCGGTCGCGGTTCTTCCAGGCGAAGTCGAGGTCGGCGAGGGTGGTGGTGGAGGGCTCGCGGAGGTGCATGACGGGCTGTTCTCCTCTGGCGGAAGGAGTGGTGGTGGTATCCGGCTGGCAGGCCGGATTTTTAAATGTGTTGCTGCTGGTTTTTGGCCAGCGCGGCGAGGACGGGGCTTTCGCTGAGGGCGGCGGCGAATTCCTTGCGCTTCTCCGGCGGGATGAACGGGACGGCTATTCGCATGTACTCCATGAGGGCGTCGCGCCAGACGTTGGCGTCCATTCCGCCCTCGACGGCCATCTCCAGCTTGTGGGTGAGGTCGATGGCCTTCATGAGCGTCGATGCGTCGACCCGGATCTCGCCCCGCTGAAGGCCGTCGAGGCCCTTCATCAAAACCATAGACAGGGTCGACTTGTGGTCTGCGACGCGGCCACCACTTTTTTCTATTTCCTCGCCGAGTTGCTCGGCTCGGCGTTCGAGAATGGCGGCTTCGGCGCGGGCACCGAGCGGCAGGTGCCGGTCGGTGTGGACGCGCAGGGCCTTCTCGGTGGGGTGGCCGAGGGGGCCTTCCTCCATGTCGGCAAGGTGGGTGAGGATGGTGGGCCGGGTGTAGCCCTCCAGGATCCAGGCCTCGATCTGGGCCCGGTGGGGGGACTGGCAGACGCGGCAGCGGGCGCCGGTCTTGGCGGGCACCGTGCGGCCACCGACACGCACCAGCACCATGCTGGCCGGGCCGGTGTCCTCGGGATCCGCGACGGCGGGCAGGTTGTCGGTCATTCCTCGGCCTTCAGCGGGACGCGGTGCTGGGGCCGGGCAACGCCCTCTGCGGCGTTGAGGTGCGGGTGCTGGCGGTTGATGCTGCGGTGGAAGCTGCCCTTGCGGACGGCGCCGTCGGGGGTGCCGCCGGGCACGAAGACCTCGCGCTTGAGCCGGTTCTGCAGCATGTAGGGGGTGAGGATCTTGGCCTTTTCCTCGGGGTCTGGGCTATCGAGGAACGACTGGCGCAAGATCGCGTCGGCCTGGGCTTCGAGGTCGGCGTCAACGCCGTAGCGGATGCGGTCGCTCATGCTGCGGCGACCTCCAGCTCGTTCTCGGCGTCGTTGCCGGGGATGACACCCGCCGTGATCAGGTCGTTCAGACGGATGAGGCCCTGGGTGGCATAGGAGGCGACCGGGTTGTCCTCGGAGACGCCCATGAGGCGGGCGACTTCCCGCTCGGGCCGGTTCTCGATGAGGAACAACTGAATTGCTTCGCGCTGGCGCGGGGAAAGCAGGTGCTTTCCGTTGGCTCCGCGTCCATTCACGGCGTTCTGGTAGAGGCGGATGATGTCGTGGATGCAGTACTCGGTACCGTCCGGACCAGTTATCGTGTCCATACCCTCTGATTCGTAGAGGGTGTTCCACGCCTGGAGATGCCGGAACAGTTCCCGAAGCACGCGCACGTCGATGATCATGCAGGCGGGTCCTTTACTGACGCGTGGCGGTCGCGTCTTCCCGGGTGCACCTGTGGCGGCAGTACACCTGGAATTCCGTGTCAGCATAAGCAGGGCCCCGCCTGCAACTCCAACTTTTCGTCTATCGAAGTTGGACCACAGACAGGACTCAGGCCGTTGGAGCGCCGATCATGCGGCGGAACTTCGCCAGTGCGGCCCAGTCCTCGTCCGTGAACCCGTCGCGGTGGAACATCTCCTCGGCCGCCTGGTCGAGGGCGAAGGAGAAGAACGTCCGCTCGGCGTCGGTCAGCGGCTCGGGCTGCGGCTCGTAGTTCTTTCCCTTCCAGTTGATCACCTTGCCGTCGGTGAAGATCCCGGGTCCAAGGACGGTGAAGTCACCGTCCTGATGCGGGTAGGTGGCGGTCATCAGCTCCTCCTTCGTTTCACTCAGGTCGCCAGCGAGTCCTTCAGCCTCTGCCCCAACAACTCCATGCCATCGACGAGGTGCTCGGCGGCACGGGAGAGCTCGGCCTGGAAGATGCCGAAGTAGCGGTGGTCGGCGGAGTGCAGGCGGCCGCGCTGGGTGCGCTCCTCCACGGTGACGCGGCCGGTCGGCGCGACGAACCCTTCGGCCATGGCCTCCTCCCAGCGGGCGCGAGCGAGCATGGCGGGCATGCGCTTCCAGTTGTCGACCTTCAGGCGCCACTCCAGCAGGCCCATGGTGATGGAGAGCATGAAGCCCTCCTTCTCCCGGTCGATGAGCTTGGAGTAGTCCTCGATGTAGGCGCCGGACGGAAGTCTCTTCCACACCGGCCAGCCGAAGATGTCGGTCTCGATCTCCCCGGTGCTCTCGTTCACGACCGGCTCGCGGGCGATGGCCCAGATGTCGTTGAGGATCAGGAAGACGCCGGGGAACTCGCGGTGGATGATGCCGTCGGCCAGCTCGGCCAGGCCCCGGACGGAGGTGCCATCCTCTTCAAGCCAGTCGTGGCGCATCCGTGCGGTGCGGGAGTAGTTCGGCCGGGTGAAGTCGCGGGCGCGGTCGGGGTCGATGTCCGGAGAGAGGGGCTCGTCGGCTTCTTTCGCGAGTCCGTTGATGACGCGATTGGCCTGCTTGACGGCCTGCGTGTCGCTGAGGAACTGGGCGAACTCGGCGACGTCTTCAGCGCTGCTCACGCGGCCACCGCCAGCGGCTGGGCCTGGACGGCCTCCTGGGCCTGGCGCTGCTTCTCGTCGAGGAGCCAGGCGAGGGCGAGCATGCAGGCGTCGCGGACGTGCTCGTTCCAGGGCATGAGCTTGCCGCTGGCCTCGGGCGGGGTGATGTACGCCTCGACGGCTTCCTTGACGTGGGCCTTGGTGACGGGGTTCTGACTGCTCCCGGCCCGGCCGACGACGAGCTTCTTCGCGTGGCGGTTGTCGACCATGACGGCCTTGCCGTCGGTGGCGCGGTGGACCTCGCGTCCGGCCAGGATGATGGACTCGGTGCGCTTGCCGTGGACCGGGGGCCGCTCGTAGAGGACGTTGTCGACCATGGAGGCGTAGCCCTTGCGGTGGTAGGCGATGCCCGCGTGGATGTCCTCGGCGCGGGCGTAGTTGCCTTCCCAGCTCTGCTGGTCGGTGGCCCCGGAGGAGGGGCGGATCATGGCGGTGGCCAGCAGGGTGATGCCTCCTCCCCAGGAGCGAAGCAGGACCATGCCGGTGTTGTTCAGGGACTGGTCGAATGCCTGCACGGTGGCGACGGCGAAGTCGCTGAAGACGGGCGGCCGGAAGGCGTTGCGGCGGGCGAGGCGTTCGACGGCGGGGATGGCGAGCTGGTTCTTCACAGGGGTCTCCGATGGCGGTCAGAGGTGGAGACTCAGGCGGCGAGCCCGGTCTTGACGGTGCAGCGGGTGGCGGGGCACTTGCGGGCCTTGGCGCCACCGGGGCAGCAGGCGACGGGTGGCGGGGTCCCGTCGGCTACGTGGGCGCGGACGGCGCGGTACTTCGCCTCCAGGCGGGCGATGTACAGGTCGTCGCGGGGGATGGTGAACTCCCGCATCACCCAGCCCTCGCTCATCGCGAGAAAGAGGATCATGGCCTTCACCTTGCCGGTGAGGGCCATGTACTCCTGGGCCTGGGCGTAGTACTTGGGCCACTTGATCCTGAAGGCGTCCAGGTCGTGGCTCTCGATGCCCCGGATGACGGGCGGGGCGCAAGTTTTCAAATCGAAGATCGCGTCGCCGGGCTCGCACCAGCCGGGGATGTCGAGCAGGCCGTCCATGTGGCCGCGTCGGCCGAGGAGGTCGTCGCGCACGCCCCACTCGTCGCACTTGCCCGTGCCCCGGCCGTGGGGCTTGCCGCAGCAGACGCAGATGCCCTTCGGGGCAACGAGCAGCCCCATCTTGATCATGACTGTCTGGACGACCTCGTGCATGACGGTGCCCATGAGGACGGACATCCTGGGCCCGTAGTCGAACTCCGCCTCGTCCCACTTCTCGGGGTGGGCGAGGTAGTAGTACAGCTGCCGCTCGTCCATCGTGGGGTGGGTCGAGGGGTGGAACCAGCCGTCCGGCTCGCGTTTGGCCGCGTACGACTGCAGGCGCACGATGAAGTTCTTCGGGAAGGCGCACTGCTGGACGGCGTTCTCGATCAGCGGGATGAGGACCAGGTCGCTGCTCATGGCGCCGACCCGCCGGAAGGCGGGGGTGAAGGTCATGCGGCCTTCACCCCCTTCTCCTGGTACAGCGCGGCCGCCTTGCTGGCCTTGACGAGGAAGGCGGTAGCGGTGTTCAGGGCAACGCCGTTGGCGTTCGGCATGGCGGCCTTCGCCAGCTCCATGGCCAGCTTCTCGACGCTCCGCTCCTCGGCGTCCACCTTGTCGCTGCGCATCCAGGAGAGCCAGTTCCAGGTGTAGACGCCGAACTTGACGGCGGCGACGACGAGGAAGCCCCACTGGAAGGTGGAGACGGAGTAGACCATCCAGACGCCCTGGGTGAACATCGCCCACAGCCAGCCCTTGGCGTTCTTCTTGCCGACGGCGCGCAGGGCGACCAGGCCGACGACGTCCAGGCCGGAGAGGATGTAGTTCCAGTAGTCGCTCAGGTCACCGTGCAGCAGGTTGTTCA